CTGCGGACGGCTGAACGCCAGCGGTATCTCGTCAGGACCGGCAAATCGCGCACGATGAAGTCGTATCATCTGCGTGGCAAGGCAATGGACTTTGTCGCCATGCCCGGCGGCAAGGTCTCCTGGGACCTGAAAGACTACAAGACGATCGTGGAGAAGGCGTTCAAGCCGGCGGCTAAGGCACTAGGTCTGTCTGACAAGATTACGTATGGCGTCTACTGGAAGTCCATCGTAGATGGTCCGCACGTTCAGATCGAAACATAGGAGACTTCGATGCGGCACGAGACGCTTCTCTACTTAGTCGTGTCATTTGCCTGGATCGCTGTCATATCTGCTGTAGCTGCGACTCTCACGGGATGCGAGAGCGCGAAGTACTTAGAGTGCGTAGCTCGGGATAACACCCGAAACCCCTGTAACTGAAGGAGAAGAGAAATGGCAGGCATTATGAAGAACTGGATGACTTCTGTTCCTGGCATCCTGATGTTCTTGAACGTTGCCTGGCGCGTGTATCAGTCTAAGACGATCACGCAGCAGGACATCACAGAAGTCCTTGGCGCCTTCGGTCTTATGGGCGCTAAGGACTTCAACGTGACCGGCGGAACGAAAGAGCTCTGATGGTCTATCTTGCCATTGCTCTCTCCGCGGCAGTTCTTGTCTATCTCTTCGGCCGGGTATTTCTTCTTTTGATGAAAGACCTCGGTCGAGAAGAAGTACTTCGACAGATCGCGGAGAGGGACGCCCTGGTAAGACAGAAGCAAGCAGAAGAGATGACAAAGGAGAAGACCGTTGAGGATGTCGCTCGCAGTCTTGATGATGGCAGCTTCTAGTCTCGTCGGCTGCAACTCCGTTCCAACGGGGGGTGGTTGTCCTCCGCTAATAAAGTATAGTGCAGAGACTCAGAAGAAGGCCGCCGAAGAGCTTAGGAGACTGCCGAAGGGTTCCCCTATAGCTCAGATGATTGTAGACTATAAGAAGACGAGAGATGCTTGTCGTCTTGGAGAGTAGAGCATGACAACCGGCCTCAGCTACGACGGCTCCGTCTCCGGGACTAATAGCTATGTCACCCAGATTGCGACACTGGCTGTTGTAGATCCGACGGACTCGAATTTTCTCATCACCCTCCCGCAGGCCATAACCTACGCAGAAAATCGTATCTGCCGAGACCTCGACTTTCTATTCACGTCGGTCTCAAACAGCAGCTTTAGCCTGACGGCTAACACTCGAACATTGACAGTTCCTTCCGCGAACTTCTACCCGTCGGAGAACGGGTCTCTCGTCGTGTGTGAGCAGATCAATCTGATCACACCGGCCGGAACCACAAATCCTGACTTAGGCGTCCGGGTTCCCCTTCTTCCTACGACGAAAGAGTTCTTAGACGCCGTGTACGGGAACTCGGCTTACGTGGGTCCGCCAAAGTACTTCTGCCCATTCGGTGACGGAGAGAGCAACTACACATTTCTCGTCGGCCCCTTCGCTGACTCCACCTACTACGTCGAGATCATCGGAACTTATCGACCCGCGAGTCTGTCGGCGACTAATCCGACCACATTTATCAGTCTTAATCTCCCTGATCTGATGATCATGGCCTCTATGATCTACATCTCCGGCTATCAGCGGAACTTCACCTCCGCGGCGGCCAACGATCCGCAGATGCCAGTAAACTACGAGACTCAGTATCAGACGCTTCTCAGAAGCGCAATTGCCGAAGAGAATCGGAAGAAGCAAGAAGCCGCCGCCTGGAGCTCTCAGTCTACGTCCCAGACTGCTACCCCGACGAGGGGTTAACACATGCCTCACGCGACACTCAAGTTCGTCCCCGGCGTCGATCAGAACCGGACTCTTGCGCTTAATGAGTCTTCACTCTCTTACACGCAGCTTGTCCGATTTGTTCCAGACAAGCAGGGTCTAGGTCTCGTTCAGAAGCTCGGCGGCTGGACGCGGTTCTTCCCCTCAAGCGTTGGTTCTACAGTCCGTGCCCTGTGGGGATGGCAGGATACAAATGAAGAGAAGCATCTGTCACTCGGTAGTCAGAACAGGATCGCAGTCACGACAGCGACGTCGGGGACGGGATCGACAGTCACGCTGACTCACAACGGGTCAACCGTCTTCTCCGTCGGCGACACGATCTACGTCAGCGGCGTCACTCCGACAGGCTACAACGGCACTTACTCGATCACCAGCGTTACTTCGACGACGGTCTCTTACGCTGGGTCTACGACAGGAGCGATGCAGATCGCGGGAACTATTGCGGCTGGCGATGCTCTCTCGGTTATCACCGGCGGGCAGAGGACAATCCTCACGCCCAGAGAGACAACGTTTGACGTCACGCCTAACTTTACGACGGTAGTTGGTAGCTCGCAAGTCCTAGTCGAGATTACAGACTCCTACGTCGATGACTACGACAGCGTATACATCGAGACGCCCATCGCAATTGACGGTCTTGTTCTGTCGGGTTCTTACAGAACTACGTTTGTTGACGGACTTAATCAGTTTTACATCACCGCAGTGGATGTTCTGGGGAACCCAAAGTTTGCTACGTCTTCTGTCTCTAACTCGGGAACAGTGCCGTCCTTCGCGTTTACGAGCGGGCAAGCTTTTTCAGACGTAACACTCGCAAATCACGGCTACGCTGTCGGGGATACTTTCACAGTTCTCGTCTCTCTGCATGCCGGCGCGGTCACGATCTACGGAAACTACACTGTCGCGCAAGTTACTTCGGCTAACGCTTTCCGGATATCATTAGGAACATCGGCCTCTACTGCCACAGTTATCTCGGCAAGCTACTCGGGGGGAACGGCCAGCGTCATCTACTCGGGTGACTACAACTTCTCTGTAGGTAACACCGTCGTCGTAGCGTCGATCACGTCTTCCGGTCCTGGCTCTTACAACGGCACTTTTACCGTTACGTCAGCAGGAAATCAGTGCACAGTAACCGGCGCTTCGTGGAGTTCTGGAACAGCGACACTGAGCTACACGAACTCCCCGGGGGAAGAGCGGACATTCACCATAGGCGAGACGATCATAGTCGTCGGCATGTCGCCGTCTGGATACAACGGGACCTACACAGTAACGGCTCAGACAGCTTCTACTGTGTCATATGCGCTCGTCAGCAACCCGGGGACGTACTCGTCCGGCGGGCTGATCTACGGTCGCGTCTCTTACGCGCTCGGAACTAGCGGCGGAACTTACAGCTCTGGGGGAACAGTATTCTGCTCTGTCGCTGCAGAGAATGCGGGAAAACTCCGCGCGGTTATCTACAACACGCCGGGTCCTCTCCCGGAGGGAACAGGATACGGCGTCGGTGGATACGGTTCCGGCGGATACGGGACGGGCATCACGCCCCCAGCATCTGGTCTCGCAGGTAACCCCATCTCTGCGACGGACTGGACGCTAGACAACTGGGGCAGCATCCTCGTCGCAGGGAAAGTCGGCGCAGAGATATACACGTGGAACCCGCTCAGTAACACTGACCGAGCTTCCGTCATCACCGAAGCGCCTACTGTCAACGACGGCTGCTTCGTCGCTATGCCTCAGCAGCAGATCATCGCGTGGGGTTCTACGTTCACGGGTATCCCGGACCCGATGCTGATCCGCTGGTCGGACGTGGGGGACTACAACAGCTGGACAGCTTCGGTTACGAACCAGGCGGGGTCTTACCGGGTTCCCAAAGGTTCTAAGATTGTTTCCTGCATCCAGGGGCCACAGCAAGGTCTCGTATGGACGGATCTTAGCGTCTGGGCGATGCAGTATGTAGGTCTCCCCTACGTCTATCAGTTCAACGAGATTGGAACGGGATGCGGCTTAATCGCGAGGAAGGCCGCGACTTCGATGAACGGGATCGTCTACTGGATGGGGCAGTCTCAGTTCTTCCGCCTCGGGGGCGAAGGCATCGCGCCGATCCGGTGCCCGATCTGGGACGTGATCTTTCAGGATCTCGACACGGACAACCTCGACAAGATCCGCGTTGCGCCTAACTCGCGCTTCGGCGAGATCTCCTGGTTCTACCCGTCGAAGAGCAACGGCGGCGAGATCAATGCTTACGTGAAATACAACATCAACCTCGATGCCTGGGACTACGGGACGTTGAACCGGACCGCCTGGATCAACGAGTCCGTTTTGGGTCCGCCGATAGGCGCTGGATCAACGACGCCGTCTGACAACGAGCGACTAATCTATCAGCACGAGACCTCGACCGATGCTGACGGGTCGCCTATGATGTCTAGCTTCCAGACGGGGTATTTTGTTCTTTCAGAGGGCGAGTGGAAGATTTTTGTCGATCAGATCTGGCCTGACATGAAGTACGGCTACTACGGTGGAACGCAGGACGCCGATCTGACGATCACGTTCTACACGACAGACTACCCTGACCAGACGCCTGTCGCATGCGGACCATATGCGTTCAACGTCACGACGAAGTTCTTGACGCCTCGGTTCAGATCCCGATTGGTTTCGATCAAGATGGAAAGCTCCGACGCGGGATCATTCTGGCGCATCGGCGCTACCCGATACCGACTTCAGCAAGACGGGAAGTTCTGATGGCGACGCTGGACGACATCCTCACGACGCAGAAGAACGGCGTCATCGCTGTCAACAACCTGTCAAGCAGCTTAAAGACGTTCTACGAGTTATACGCTTTCAACGCTGGCCAGTACAGATCTGCGACGGTCTCGGCGAGAACACAAGTAGCCAGCGGGACGGGGCGTCTTGTATCGATCAACGTTATTACTGCAGGATCAACTCTCGGAGCAATCCACGACACGATCCTCCTTAACGTCACAGGTGCTACAGGCGACGGCACGAAGGCCACGGTCACCTACTCCCCTGAGTTCACTGTTTCTGTCGGCGATACAGTCTACATCACGGGTATCACGCCTTCAGGATACAATGAAGCAGCTGGCGATACTGTCACAGACATAGTTAGCACCAGCAGCTTCAAATATGCAAATACGACGACGGCGGCATATACCTCGGGTGGCGTGATCTTCGTCAGCCGGGTATCCGAGAAAGTGTCGTCTGTCTCGAACACTGTCGGCAACTACCCGATCGGCGCGCCGTTCTCCACGGGCCTCGTCATCGATCCTGGGACGAGCCAAGTCATCAACGTCGTCTACTCGCTGGATTAAGCCATGCCCCTTCTCAAAGGTTCCTCGCAGGAAGTCATCTCGAAGAATATCTCTGAGATGGTAAAAGCGGGTCATCCGCAAAAGCAGGCGGTGGCGGCCGCTCTCAGCTCTGCAAAACCGCGGGCGGAAGGTGGAGAGATAAGCAAGATCCACGTCGGCCCAATCCACAGCCTCGTTGCAGGTCGGACGGACCATTTGCCGATCAACGTGCCTTCGGGTTCTTACGTGATCCCCGCGGACATCGTCTCGGCGATGGGCGAAGGCAACACGATGGCGGGATTTCAAATTCTGAACGACATGTTCGGTATACAGAAGCTGGGGGATGAGCCCGGAACGGAGATCGTAGCCGCAGGAGGCGAGTATGTGATCTCTCCGGCTTCCTGCGATAAGATCGGTGGAGGAGACATCGATCGGGGCCATCGGTCGCTGGATGACTTTGTGAAGAAGTACAGAGCAACGACAGTGAAGACCTTGCAAAAGCTGCCAGGTCCCAAGAGAGACTGAAGAAGGGAACCCTAACATGTCGGAAGACATTCACGTTCGGATAGGAACTCCGGAAGACCTCGATGGGTGCATGGAGCTTTTTGTCCGGGCGAACGAGGAGAACGGGATCGACGAGATCTCGCCTCATAAGCTTTTTGGGATCGTGTGGCCTTCGCTTCATCAGGATGGCGGCGTCGTTGGCGTCATTGGTCCTGTCGGGGGAAGACCCGAGGGTGTGGTGTTACTTAGAATAGAGTCTCTGTGGTATAGTGATGCTCCCGTGATCGCTGAGAAGCT